TCAGTTTGTTGATACCAACCGCGCCCAATTCTGCAGCGCAGTGAGCCGCGAGCGGCACTCATCGGCCCGCGACGTCACTCTGACAAGGCTTGCCGCAATTGCTGGGTGTATGTCTGCTCTGGCTCCGGCTCCATTGTCCACGCCGGTGGCAGCGCCACTGCTGGGCACTCCACCGGCACCGGCTGCAGGGTTGGTGATACGGACTGACAACCGCTGCTCAGCAGCAGCAAGCTCAACAGCAAGCTGGTTATTGTCTTGTTGTACATCGGTCATCTCCGCGTAGTGTTTGTTATCCAGCTCGCTGAGCTGCTGCTGCAGCTCATTAGCGCGCTGTTGTTGGCGTTGCAACTGGCCGGCAGCAGCGCGGGTAATCTCGCCTAGGGCATGAGCGTGAAGGCTATCAGCGGTCGCAAGTGCTGCTGCCCCCTTGGCCGCTTGCCATTGCCAACCGGCAGCGAAGCCGCCACCAATCAGCGCAGCGACAAGGACGAGTACTCCGAGGATTTGCCCAACCAACTTGTATTTAGTCAGCACTCAGCACCTCCAGCGCATGCGCGTAAAGCGCTGGCCACGTCTCCGGATGCGGCTTGCCCGGCCGCCAGATCCCGCTGTAGCAATCCCACGCCTGTTGCATCTCACCAATCGCGGGCAACGGGTGCGGATCCGTCCAAAGCATCAACCTGGCTGCTCCTGCTGCCAGCACGTCGTCATGCTCCAGCCTGGCGTAGATCGCGAAAGGGTCGAACGCAACTCCGCGCGCATCACACAGCCGCCGGAGATGGACGCGGCTGGCGTGATGCAGGAAAACACCCCATACACCGCCGCGGCTGGATTGCGTGCCTTGCTCAAATTGCCAAAAACCACGCGCTGGCCCACGGATCTGGCGGCGATAGGTAAAGCGAGACTCCTGCAGCCCGATGGCCAGCAACATGACTTCTGCCTCGGGGCTACTCATTTTCGCAGGCAGCAGCGTAAACGCCGGAGCGATAGCCTCGGCGCGGACAATGGTTAAGGACATTGTTTTCTCCAGAAGTGAAAAAGCCCGGATGAGCGGGCTGCGATAAATGGCTTGTCACAAAGCACGTTTCTGCTAGTGTCGAGGATCAACACTCAAAGATCAGGGAAGCCCATGGACAATGGAATTTACGAAGTCAATTTCCGCGCCTCTACACAAGATTTTGGTAGCGGCCTTATCGTCATCAAAGATGGGTCTGTAAACGGAGGTGATGCCCACTTTCTTTATCGCGGAACTCTCACCGGAACAGATGCGGGTGTAACTGCGAGTATTTCTGTAGAGCAATGGAAAGCAGGTAATCGCTCAGTGGTGGGCATTACCAACTACAAGGTGGAATTTAAGGGAACCATTGCGAACGGCCAGCTGAAGCTGAGCGGCAACGTGACGGATCATCCTCAGTTAGCGCTGACAGTAACTGGACGAAAGGTTGCCGAGGCGGCATAAGCCAACCCAAGTAATAAGCGGGGACGATTGACCGTAGGGCTGTCATTCTTTCCCGCTTCCACTTACTACTCACACCTCTACGTCATACTGCGGCAAGTTCGGCGCTTGGCCGGTTATTTTGCCGTCCACGACAAACGCCTTTTGCCCCACCCCTACACTGGTGCCTTGCACCATAACGGCCACGCCATTGCGCAGAGTGAGGGTTGTTGTACCGGCGCTGGTGTTAATGCCTGCGACGGTACCAACGGTGCGTTCACCGCCGGGCAGCAGGCCGATGAAGCGCTTCCAGGGGTTTACCGTTGCCATCAGGCGCCCTCTCTGTGATGCCGCTCTAATCGCAGCGTTTGCTTAACCCGGCTTGCACCAACGCCTTCAGCGGTGATCTCTGTGCTCAGGCACAGGCCGCGCCAGGTTTCGTCAACGTCGCGCACTTCGCACAGCTGCGCAGGCGTCACCAAGCCAGGTGCGGTGGCTTCCAGGAAGAGCGGCAAGTCTAGGGTGACCACCTCCTGATCGCCCCCTTTGCACAGCTCGGCAGTACCCCTGCTGCGCGCCGGATCTGTGCCGGTCATCCAGTCTGTGAATACGTCCGGCGCTGGGTTATCCCCGGCGGTACCGGCGCGGCGCACATCGACCGAAACACCGTAATTGGTGCCGCTCACATAGCAGCTATTCCACTCCGGCAGCGGCTGCCATTCGCTGCCCCAATCGCTGACGATGGCCGCCGGGATAATGCGATCCATGATTGCGCTGGACCACTGCCAGACCGGAGCGCGATAGCGCGGCAGAATGGTTAGAACGTCATCAGCCAGTGCAGGGCTGACCACACCACCCGCCGTCTCTGCCAAGGCCGCAATCACCTGCATTGGCGTTTGGGCCTGATAGCTAAAAGCACCCGCCGGCATCGTCCAGTCCGGTGGGCCAAGCTGCCAGGTATCCCACTCAAGCGTAAAGCCGGTATTGATCAGCTCATTGCTGGCGGCCAGCTCTGCATTGATCGCAGCCGTGTTCACTTGGCTACGCGCCGGTGCGTAAGGGGCGGCCAGCAGCTGCGTGCGGCTTGCGCCGGTGAGGGTGTAGCGCTCATCTGCCAACTTGCCGGTGCCGCTGTAGCGCTCGATCAGAAACACCCACACGTGACCATTGATGGTCACTTCCACTTGCTTAGGGCCTGCAGCGTCTGGCCGCACCTGGTTGAGCGATGTGCGCCCAAACAGCTGGGCCGATAGTGTCCAGGCGAATGAATCAATATCGCGGCCAATACGGATACCAGTCATATCCAGCGGCACGCGGTCAGGCAGCACAACAACGCTCACGCTGTTTGCAATCATGTAGGTCTCCAGAATGTCGGGCTCTGCAGGGGGCGGCACGATAACCGTGATAGGGCCTTGATAGTCGGGGTATTCAATGCCGGTCGGTACCGGATCGAGCGCTCGCGCTCTACCCCACAACAGATGCAAGAACCGATTGACGCTACGCGCCTTGTTGATGCTGATTGTCGTGCCGCTGTCTACCGGCTGAATCACTCGCGCTGCCGGCTCATAGCGAAAATCAAAAAACACATTTGGCGCGGTGCTGGGTGCATAACGCTGACCGCCAAAGCTAAACGCCAGCAGGCCAGTGCCAGGCACATACAAGCTGCGTTCACGCTCCAGCGCGGCATCGTAGCGAGGACCATGTTCATCACTGCGTTGATAGCGCGGAGACGTATCAGCGTCTTTGCGCGCCGGCTTCGGGTTGTACGTCAGCATGATGCGCAGGTCGGTGCGCTCAATGCTCATATCCCACGCACCGCGCAGCCCTGCATCTTTCACCGGCACAGCCCCATAGGGACTAGCCGCGCTGTGGTCACGGTTGTCACTCTCGCTCCAAGCAAGCTGCTTGTTGTCATCCTTGGCATCGAGCGCAGACCAGCCCAAAGCTGCCTCACGGCTCACCTGCTCGGCTGACTCCCAGCCACTTGCAACTGCCGCTTGAGCAGCGCGCATACCAGACCAGGGCGAGTGAATTACGCGCGCACTGGTACGCCGCGCGCGGCTCCAGCCGGCACGGATATCAGTTGTTAGCATCAGGTCATCTCGACAGTTATCGGGCCATGCGCCAAGGGGCGGTAATAGCGCACCGCCTGCAGGCGCGCAGTACCACACAAGCGGGGCGAGTTATCACCTTCAACGGGCCACCAAACTGGCTCAACCTCCGGTAATGCGCCCGACTCAGTGACGGTATAGACCCAACCTCTAAAGCGTGTGGGGCGAACCCTATCCCCCACAGACACATCCAGGCGCGGAACAAAAACAGAGCCAAAATCATCGAGCCCAAGCGCAAAGTGCGTACCCGTTGTAGTCACCTGCAGATCCAGTGTTGCTAGAGCGTCCTTGTCAGAGTCACCGTAACCAGCAACGCGCCACTGGCCATCATCCATCAGCTCAACGATAACCACCTTGCGAACGGACGGCACCGCATCCACCGATGCCGCCACATCCACCAACGCAGGCACGGTGGAGACTTGGTTTCCACCGTCCGACTCTATGACGTTAAAAAGAAAGGAGTCCGCGCCCTGCTGAATCGTTGGCCAGCGGGTGATACCCATCCGAGGCTCTGAATACTCATAGGCTTGAGCAATGACCGTCTGGTATATCTTCGCCCTATCAAACCACTGAGTCTTGGGGCCATACTTTGTGAACAAAGCAAGCATGGTCAGGGTTTCATCAGAGGTCATTGTCACCAGGTAGTCAGTTGACGGCTCCCCTTCCCTATTGACCTGAATACTTACAGGCACCCTTGGCAGTTTGGGCCAAGGCACTTGCGCATACCTGGCCGGCGTATCCCTCCTGAGCAATCTTGCCGTGAGCTTGGCACGAAACTCACGCCCTAGTTCCGCCACTGGAGCAAAATAGATGTTCATTGCCAGTACTTCTCATCAAGACTGACGGTCCAGTGCCCGAAAGAGTTAGGAAATATGTAGAACTCCTCCCCCGCCAAAGACACTGGATTTCTAAGCTCTGAGTAGCTGCCCGACTTGCCCAGCCTTACCATAAGAGCCGCCGTAGCGTAGTGCGATGTGTACCCCATATAAAACAATCCGGGTATCCAACCCACCGCGCCAGTCCCTGAAAGCCATGCTTGAACTTGAGTTAGCACAATGTCACTGAGAACGGGATCAGCAGGATTGATTCTATAGCTGTTATTGGTCGCTCCAGGCAGGGGGCTAGCAACCAGAGACGCTAGCGACCCGGTCTCTGCGATGCCCGTGTAGGGGTTCCTTAAATACGTGTAGCACCCATATATATTGAAGGAGTATCTGGCCGAGCTAATCTGGCTTTCCGGGTACTCTCCAGCGCCCCCAATGAATGCAGAATTCTGAGGGCCTGAGACTGGCGCTGTTGGCTCTCTTAGCTTCAAATTACCGAAAAAAGTTGACCCCCCATAGTTACTGGTAGCGGTCATATTGCTGCCGTATCCCGAGTCGTTTGCCTTGGTATAAAAAGAAAAAATGACCTGTGAACCTCGGGCAGCTATTGCCCAATAAGCCGGATAAGTATTTGAGTTCCCAAAGTGGAACCAGTGACGATCAGAGTCAGTTGAGTAGTCCGGGGAATGGTTCATTGAACGAACATTAGTACCCACAGGAGGGTAAGTCACTGGCTCAGATATAGACTCAGCCATCCATATCTGAGCTTGGTAGTAGTCATAAGCCTTGCTGGTATCGACCGGCATCATAAAGATATAGAACACACCGTCAGGGGCCTTCAGAATAAAACCTGTAGGCAAGTCAGCATGAAAAATTGTCCAGCCTTGACCCGGCTTTGCGTCAGAACCATTACCGTATCCAGTTACTAAACAAGGTACCAAAATATCAAAAGCAGATTGGACTGGCCCCCTAGCAAAAACACCGGGACCGCCTGGATCTTGTGAGGTGTACAACGTTGCATTAGCCATTAGTCTGCGTCTCCCCGGATCTGCAATTTGAATTGATCATCATCAACCGTGCCCTGCCCACTAAGCACAGTGCGCACTACCCACATTGGCCCCAGGCAGGCGTCAGTGTTAAATCGCACCGCATTACCCGCCGCCCAACCCGTACCCCAGCCCTGCCAACTGATGACGAAGTAAGGCGAGCCCGTCGCCGGATTGATTGGCGCACAGTCTGTGGCGGTGTTGCCTGATGCGATTACGCCCAGGCTTTGCTCAACCACGTTGAACGCCGTGCCGCTGGTGAATACCACTGCCCACTTACCAGAGATCGAGCCCTGATTAGTGATCACGACAGGCCAGTTCAGCAGGTTGAATTGCGCCGTTGTGCTGTCACCACTTGGCGTATCCGCCCAATTGGGCGAGCCTTGGTTCCAGCTGCGCTGCGTAAACCAGCGATACACCCGCGCCTGCAGATCGCCCCAGGTCACCGCACTGCTTACCCTGGCTTCGCCGGCGGGAAGATCCCAAGGCACTGGCGAGCCAATACCAATAGCGCCGGTAATCTGCACCTCAGTGCAGACCGTCATGTGCTCTACGCGATCCTGAATAAAGAGCGGGCTGGTCAACGGGTTACCGTCCGCATCCTCAACCAGCAACGGATTACCCCAAGTGAGCGATCCTTGCTCGCGGTCAACGCTGTATTGGTCCGGCGCCATTAACACGCCGTTGGCATCGACCACCTCAATCGCGGCCTGATAGGCACGGTCCAGCAGTACGGTCTGTCCCGCCACGGGCGTCACCTCCAGCTCTGCCGTGTGATGAACCACCAACACATCACCATCACGAAAAACCGGCACGCGCCCATCGGCCGGCAGGCGCACCGGGTCCAGCCCCAGCAGCTCGGCCGACATCGGTAAGCTGGTTTGCACCACCGCGTTGTACTTGAGCAGGCTGGCGATCACCGGCACATCACTGCTGTCGGTATCATCATCAGGGTCAGTGGTGAAACTCAGCCGCACAATGCCGGTTTGGCTATCGACGGTACCGCGCACAATGCCCTCATTGATGTCGCCATTGAGATCCGCCGTGGCGGTCACAATCGCGGCCGTGTCAGCCCGCACCGCTGTCACCTGCAGGCTTGCAGGACGCAGTGGCGCACCCGGCGTGCGAAAGGTTGCACGAGTGGTGCTGAAGCCTGCGCGGGCAGTCAGACAGGCAACACGGTCGATATTGCCGCTTTGCCCCGCTGGGTAACTGGTGAGCGTGGCAACACCGCTGGCGTAATCCACGGTGCCCACGGCAGTACCGGCGTTGGTTGTGGTACTCAGCCCGCGAAACAGAATGCCCGACCGATCCACGTAGGTCTCACCGCCCCATTGCAGCAGCAAGCTACCTGGCACAATCGGATCACCCACCGCCGGCAGCAGATCCCACTGCAGACCGGGCGCCGCCACACTGTCGCTCTCAGCCGCGTAAGTGGCACCCGCCTCTTGCGCGCGCACCATCAGCGTGCCGCCAAAGATCTCTTGCCGTGGCTGAGTGATCGCGGCCATGTAGGGCCTTGGCGCTGGCCGGGTGAAAGTGCCTTTCTTGTAGGCGGTATAAAACTCGGTGTAGCCGTATTCCTGCTCGACCTTGAGGCTAAACACGCCGGTGCTGTAATTGATGCTGCCGGTGAAGCCAGCCCAATTGCCCGCGCCATCATCGTTGGCCTCATAGTCCACCTGCGTGGTGCCCACATAAGTGCCTTCACCCGCAGGCACCTTTTGATCTTGGCTGGATTGCCAGCGGATCTGCACCGAGCCCGGCTCAAGCGGCGCGCCCGGTATAGTGCCGGTGATAATGCCGCCCGTGTCCGGGCTGCCAGTCAGGGGCGTGTCTATATCCACCCCGCCCTGGTTAAAGTCAAACTCGATGGCGCTGCCTTGGTCTGGCGTGCTGTTCAGCACCAGGGTGACGCGGCCAGAAGCATAGGCAATGGTGCCGGTACCCGCATCGCCGCTGAGCGTGCCATCACCGTTATCGGTCAGGGTCTGGCTGACGCCGCCCTGCATTACCGTTGCCACCAGGCTGCCGGCATTAACACCATCAAAGGGCAGCTGATGATCTATGCGGATAATGGGTACATCACCGCTACCAACGTGGGTTTGCAGGTTCACATCGTCTTGACCTACAAAGCTGTAAATCAAACTGGTGTCTACGTCCGGCAGCGCGTTGAGGCTGATGCTGACGGCGCCCGTGGCAAAGTCCACCGTGCCGCTGCCCTCGCCAGACAACTCACCGTTGCCCAGATCCTGCAGCTCATACCATTTGCCCAGCGCCATAAAGCTGACCGACAAGGTGCCGGGGCGCGGCTTGGCGTCTGCCAGGTTAAGGGTATAGGCGAAGCCGCGGCTGGCCAGGGTGATCTCAACTTCACCCGTGATTGACTGGCCAGTGACCGCCGCCGCAGGCTGATACGTCAGGCTTGCGGTGCCGGTAAAAGTGCTGGCCCGATAGGCGTTGATCTCGCCGGTTTCGTAATCAATGGTGATGCGGGTAAAGCTGTTGGTGCCGCTGCGCCAGGTCAGCTCGCCCTGCCCTTCGTCCGCGTATATGCCTCCATTGATGCTAAGCGACAGGCTACCCAAGGCGGCACCGTGGGTGATAAAGCTGCGGCTTTGGCCAGCCACTACCTGAGCAAAGCTCAGCGTGATGGTGCGGCTATCAGGGCTGGCCGGCACAATGAAGCGCTTACGCGGGCCGCCGATCTGGTTGACCAGGGCGCTCTCTTTTACCGCGCTAGGCACTAGCTGCGAATACACCGACGCCACGTTGAGCGACAAGTCCCCGGCTGTGATTGCTTGAGCCAAAGGGCTGATGCCGTAGTAGCGGGCAGAGTCCGCCACCTGTGTTGCAAGCACCCGCGCCTTGTCATCACCCGACAGGTTTTTACTGGTGGTACCTGCAGGCACCGCTTGCCCACCAGGGAACTTGACCAGCAAAGGTGCGCTGATGGTGATAGCCAACCGGCGGCGCGTGAAGTTTACAAAGTTGCCGTTGCCGTAGTCATAGATGAACTCCTCCAGAGTGGCCTCCAGCGCCTGCACCCGCACGTACTGACTACTGGCATTAGTTACCAGCTGGAACACGTCGCCCACTTCTGGCACGCGCGCTTCCTGACGCTGAATACCTGTGATCGCCCGCTGGCCTGCAAACTGATCGCCCAGCAGCTCAAACTGCGCCACGGTGGAGGGCACCACGTAACCCTCGATAACCGAGCGCGCATCATCACGCTCATCAGTTTGGCTGTTGCTGTTGAATAGCAGCACAGCCACGCGTGGATCAGCGGGTGCCTTGGTGACAATGGAGTGCGCGCCCAAGTACGGATCGGCATTCTCGGTCAGCACGCCAGCAAATACTTTGCGCAGCGCGATACGACCAAGGGTTCGGTCAAGCCGGCTGATATCCGGTAACAGGTTGTTAATCTCACCATCCACCACAGCCTCGCCCGTGGCGCGACCGCCGCCATCGTCCTCATCGGTCAGGCGCTGCGATTTTAAGAGTTTTACGTCATCGACGTTAATGGTCAT